GTTAATTGCACAACTGACTCAAAATTAGCAGGTTGTTCTGTCTGTGAAGCCGGAGTTGTTGCGATAATTTCTCCTAGCTTGTATATTGTTTTAGTACCTGTGTATATAAAACCTGTATTTGCAGCATTCCAGGTAAAAGCTGTTTCTTTTTCAAAAGGAAAGAGCTTATATGATATATCTTTAAACATATCAAAAAACTCTGTATCATTTTGTCTGTTACTTTGATTTAAGCGGTTTACTTGGTTTCCATCAGGAAAGTAAGAATCAAAAATATCATTTTGAACTTGTACAGCAAGACTATTAAACTCAGCCGGTGGAATATATCCCCGCTGTTCTTTATTCAGTATGTATAATACTGTAGTGTATACTGTGTTTATATTTACCGCCATTATTTTTTTATTTTATTTATAATAGTTAGGCCACTCATAAAGAGTGACCCGACTACTATATAGTATTACATGTTATGAGAATTTTTTCTCTATTGATTTGTATATTTCCAAACCTTCATCCGTTTTGAAAAATGCTGCCATAGCTGAGTATGGGTGCTCATCAAAAGGAACTGTCATGAATTTTTTGTTATTTGAAGCCCAAACAAAAGTACGTTGATCTTCTAGTAACTTAATTACTCCAGCTTCTGTGGCCTGGATAGCAAAGTTTCTTAGCATTACGTTTTCATCGTTAGCTAGATCTAAAAATAAACCTGGGTTTTCTTTAGCAAAAAACATAAGATCTCTTTTTATTTCTTTACTTTTCATTTTAGAAACTTCTGAACCTACTTCAACTCTAAGTATAGCTTCCATTTGATCTATATCCATAGATCTTGCAGCTACTAAAGCATCTACTTCTAGTTCAATATCATCAAGCTCATCTGTTGCAATAGCAATAGGATTAAACTCGTAATATTTTTTATTTAAACTAGGATGATAAAGAGACAATAGTTTTTGTAAGTTTTGTTGCTCTTTAGCAACTTTTAATTCACCATTTTCAAACATTATATGACCAAGTGTCACTTCACCTTTTTGTTCATCAACAAAAGGAGAGTTTTGGTTAAGTGCATAGCGTAATTCTCTTTGCATACCTGTTTCCTGGTCAAACCAAAGCAATGAAGATCTGTGATGATGCTTACTTTGCAATGTGTATGTTAATGGTTTGTGTCTGTCTTGTAAAAGATATACTCTATCTTTTATTTCCCACTTAGGAGCTTTTGCTACCTTTTGCGGTGTTGGTTCCACGTATTGTGGAGTTTCAATTTCTTGAGGTGCTACCTCAACTTTTTTAGCTGTAGCTTTTTTAGCCATGATATAATAAGATTAAATAGTTTAAAAGAGTAATAATTACCCCCAGCAAAAGCCAGGGGTAACATTACTTTAATTGATCGATTACTTAGTGAAGATTACGAAATTGTTCGCACCTTGAACACAAAGACATCTCTCTGATAAGAAGTGTACTTGCATAGCGTCTAGATCAGAAGTGTAAGCTCCTCCAACAGATCCAGTCAACCAAGACTTCATACGACGGTCATCAGCTTGAGAAGCGCGATAACGTACGTGTAAGAATGGTCGGCGGATGTTAGTGCCTAAAGTTTGATCGTAAACAGTAGAAGTTCCAGCAGGAACTAATACTCCCTCAATTGGAGCAATACCAGCGCCACCAGCAGCTTTAACTAAACCACCTCGAGTAGAAGCATCGTTAAGATATTTCCAGTCAGTCTTATAGAAGTCATAAGAACCTCTTCGGAAACCTGTGAAACCTAAGTTCAACGCCATTTCTTCAGAATTCTCAAACAAACCATAAGCAGTTCCACCGTTTGCTCCAGCAGACAAGCCAGCAAGCATGTCGTCAAGCTCTAGTGAAAGGCTTCTGTTAACAAAAAGCATGTTCTCTTCAATAGCTCCTTGAGTATCAAGGTTCTTAAGAATAGAATCAAACTCAGCTAAAGTTCCACCGTAAGCAGAGAAGTTATTACCTCTTGTCTTAATAGCAGAGAACAATCCTTGAGTACCTTTGTTGTTAGCTCCTAAAGCAGCAGAACCAGCAGCAGCTAATTCTCCTTCAACAACAGACATCTCTAAGTAATCTTCAAAACGTAGTCGTGTCTCAGACTCAGCTTTCAAGTACCAAAGATATCCGTTAGTTCCGTCTTCAGTAGCAACTTCTACCCAACCAATCTGTGCAGTGTCAGATCCAGAGATTTGATACTTAGACTTGATGATGATAGGTGAATTACTGAATTGAGTGAAAGAAGGAGTGATAGACTCCGCAGTAGCGTCGCCAAGTCCTTTTCCATACTCAGAACCGTAAACAAAGATCTTAAGATCTGTACGTGCTCCAGCTCCAATACCTCCAGCACCTGTTGCAGAAGAAACTGCAGCAGCTCCGTAAGGCGCAACTGTAATAGTAGCATCAGCTCCTCCAACAACACCAGCGGTTCTTGCAGTTACTATTGCAGTACATTCAACTCCGTTAGTTGGATCCATTATAACAATAGTATCCTTAACAGCAATAACGTTAGTTATAGTAGCTGTAACGTTGAAAGAAAGTACATTAACCGCTGCTCCAGCTGCCATGATAACATTATCATAAGCAATGTGTAAGCGGTTCTGTTCAGACCAAACAACTTGGTCAGACGTCATAGGCATTTCAGCTCCAACCATACGTAAGAAACCAGAAAGAGTTCTGTTTCCGTAACGCTCTACTTCTTGTTCGTAGATCTCAGGTAGGTACTGTTGTGCGAAATCATTGTTGCCATCTGTGAAACTAAGATAGTTACTCGTCAGGGCTTGTAATTTTTGGCTTGGAACTAATGATCCAAACAATGGTGATAGTGCCATAATTTATATAGTTTTAAATTTTGATTTTTTTAATTGATAATCTTGAAGAATCATTTGATTTATCGCCTAACACTTTTACTTTAATCCCATCTTTAAACCCATCAGTCTGTGCAGTCTGTCTTGGGTTTGTGCTAGGGTTTTTAGAACCATCAACAACCTCTCGGATTGCGTCTGCTTTCCCTTGTTCATAAAAATGATTAGCAATAGTATCTACATTCTCAGCAGCATAAATAGCTTTGTGATAACCTTTAGAATCCTTTACCTTACCTTCACTATCAAAGAACTTCCCGACTAGGTTCGTGATATTAGATTGTTTATCAGCTAGTTTTTCTGGATTTTGCACACCATACCTGAACTTCTTTTCTCCTACCTTAAAATCAAAACCTTTGAAATCTGATTTGAAAAGATCATTTGTTTGTTGTTTAAAATCATTATGATTCTGAGTTGCAGTCTCCTGCTCCTTCGTATAGCGATCGAAAAAGTCCATAGCTTTTTTTTGCTCTTGAGTTACGCCCGGTCTCAACTTGATCTCGTCGTAGTATTTACTTTTTGAGCTTTCTAAAAAGTTTTTGGCTTTTGCAACCTCTTCTTTTATTGCGAGTTTCTTTTTGCGGATATCTCGCTCCTCTTCTATTTCTTCATCGTATGAAAAAGAATCTTCCATAAGGAAGTTTACTTCTTCAGCGTTTAAGTGCGGTTTTGTCTGTCTGTAATATTCTCTTAACAACGTGGTGTTATCAACATTAGAATAATCAGCATTGAGCCGCACATAATCTTCTATAGTTCCACCTGTCTCTTCCATAAAAGAAACAAGTTTTTCAATATTTTCTGGTAAAGGCTTACCTGTTATTTCAGCGTCTCTTTTAGCTTCTTTAACTTCTTCCTTTATTTCTTTTACTTCTTCAGCTACCTCTTCATCGGTTATTTCTTCAAGAACTGGCTTTTCATCTTGAACGGATTCCCGTACCTCTTCAACCACTTCTTCGCTACTTGTACTGTCTTTTGGTTCTTCGACAGTAGCATCGCTTGCATTTGTTTCTCCGATTTGAATGGCATCGTCTTCTTTTTTATCTTCTGTAGGTATAACTACTTTAGTTACTTCTTCTTTTTTAATTTCATCTTTAGGTTCAGATATTGTGACTTTTTTTACTTCGTCTTTAGCATCTATGTTTTTACCTAAATTTTTTGGCTTGGACTTTTTAATTTTAAAGTCGCCTTCTTGCTTTACTTCTGTTGACATAATATAATATAATTAAATAAATAAAAGGTTTATTCAGGTCCTAACGAATCTAAACTAAACCCACCTAAATCATCATTACCTTCTGATTCAAAGTTAATAGGTAATAAATCATTTTTTCTTTGGTCAATCATTTCTGATTGCTGTGTTCCTTGTATTCTTGTTCTTTGATCTTTTCGATCTTCTATTTCTTTTTCTCTTTCTGCTTCAACACCTGCTCTAGCTTTTGCTAACTCCATTTGATAGTTAAACTCTTCAGCCATAAGTTCTCTTTTTATTTGAGCTTCTGTTTGCATACGTTGTATTTCAAACTGAGACTTAGCTTGTTCAATGCTTACTTTTTCTTGCGTAAGAGCTTGTTGCTTTTGCACTTCAGACATGGCGGCAGCTTCTGAAGCCTGAGCATTAGCTTGAGCTTGAGCTTGTATATTTTGTTGTGCAGCAGCTTGTTCTCTTTGTATTTTTTGTTTTTGTCTAAGCTTTAAATATTGATTAGCTAACTTGATATTTTTTATTTCTCTTATGTCTATAGCATCTGATAATTCTATTGATCCCATTTTTAAAGCAGCTTGAACATTTTGCTCAAGTTTTGCTTTTTCTTCTTCTTCGGGTTCTAACTCTAAATAGATACCAAAATCATGTATTTGTAAGTTCATTAACTCTTCTAAGGTTTTAGTATTAAAAGTGCTTATGGAGTTCATTAATGCGTTTCTATTCAATGGATTTTTTATTATATCAGCAGTTTTTAAACTTACATTTTCACAAGTTCTTAATCCTATAAATAACAAAGAGTCTAAAAGATGTTTAGTTGCTACGTTTGAAGCGTTAGCAGCTAACTTTTGTAAACCAACTAAAGAATCTTTATCTGGCATACTTCCGTCTCGAGCCTCGTTCAAACCAGTAACATCTCTTATCATTTGTAAATAATACTGATATGTTCCTATTAAGCTTTGAATTTTAGCTTGACCAGATGAAGATGTTAATTCTGAAACAGGAACTTTACCTTGGTTTAAAGAACCTTCTTGAGTAAGTGATCTACCAACTATAGAACCAGTCTGAAAATACATGTTTAAAGCTTCAGCTGGGTTATAATTTGTTCCGTTACCTAAATCAACTTCTGCTAAACCATCCATATCTAAGAAAACACCATCAGGTACTAACCTAGACATTACTTGTTGTAGCTTTAAATGAGTAAGCTGTATCATATCAGCAAACCCGGTTATTTTACCAACTAATGATTCAATGCGTCCTTTGTATATTCTAGGTGCAGAAATACAATAATTCATTTGAACTTTAGTAGTATCCGCATAAGGCCTTGTCATGTTTTCAGCAAGCTTCCACTCTAACATATAGTTATTACCTAAAACTTTAGCACCAGTGTATAATACTTCAATTGTTCTAGTTACAACATCATAATTATCACTAGGTGGTGGATTGAAACCATCTGGCTTTATCAAAGCTTTTTCAAGACCTTGATCTGTTTTCTTTATTTTAAATACTTGATTATGATATGTCTTATATTCAAAGTACATTACTTGCACTGTGTTTTCATCATAATTTCCCCAACCTGTTATATATTGAGAATTACCAGGCATTTTCTGTATCCTTAATAATTCTTCTTCTGGAATATCAGGATATTGCTTTTTTAATTCAGGTATTGTAATAGACTTTACTTCACCAACATAGTATATATCTTCAAAATTAGGATCTTCAGTATATGAATAAACCATATAAGAAGGATCAACATAGTCTATTGTTATTCCTTCAGTTTTATTAAAATGAGTTTTAGAAGCTCCTATACCTAACACTGTTAAGTCATAAGCTATTCTTCTTTTTGTCTCTTCGTATTTGTTTTTTGCTAAAACATTACTAATTACCTCTTCTTCGGCTATTTCAACTTGTTGCTTGTAGTTCATCTGCATATACAAGTCTAATTCTTCTTGACTAGCTGGTAGCTCTTCTGGGTTAGAAGTTTTAAATAAATCTAATCCAAGTTCATTTTGAAACTCGTCTAATATTTCTTTTGTATTTATATCTCTTAATAAAGCTTCTGCATATTCTGTTTTTTGATGAGTAGAATATGGATCTTGTGCAACTGTGCTTATTTCGTAAGATTTATTAGACATACCATTTACTACTATGTCAACAAACTTTGATATAACATTAACTGGCTTCCAGTCTAAGTTTAAATAAGACAGGTCACCATTAATTGACATTTCATCTTTGTACTTAGCTATTGATTGCTCTCCTCTTGCGTATAATCTTAATTGATGAAAGTTACTATAAGCTTGTGCATATCTGTTTCCTGATCTTCCTTCTTGAAACCATTCTCCTTCTATAGCTCTACCTACTTGAATCCCATAGTCTAAGCTTGCTTTTTCTTCATCACTAACCACTTGGCTAGGAAAAGAGCTATTTGTATTAGTTTCGATCCTCATTTATTTAAGTATTTTTGAAATGTTTCCACTATTGTTATATCGTTTAATCCCTAAATCTATAGACTTGCGTTCTTTTTTTGCAATAGGTATATATCTATTCTTATTACAAGCCATTAAAGCTAATCCAGAACTTATAGATGCATCATGCTTTGTTCTATTATTAACATTAAACTTAGCCCAATCATTTAAGGTCCTTTGAAAATACATATCTCCGTATCCAGTTTCCAGTATACCAACATGTGTATTTATATATGTTTCTATAGCAGCTGCGTGAGCTTGCTTAATATCTTCGCTGGTATTTGGTATACCACCTATTTCTCTTTCTGTGGCTGATAGTTTGTTCCAAACTTTATCTGGCCTGTTCATTGAGTAACCTCTATAACCTCTTCTTTTAAAATGCTATAAAAGTCTTGGTTTGTTATTCTCTGCTAATATAGGCATACCGTAAAAAATACAAGCCATTAAAACATCTTCAAAGAATATTTCTGCGGTTTGTGGCCTAGCTATGTATTCTAAAAAAAACTGATTAGGTGGTGCATCTTCCATACTAAACTTAGTAAGTCCATGTAAAGCCCCATTAGAACCTCTACCATCTACAGTTCCTGATATGTCATAGCTATCACAACCAAAA